ACCATTTACCTCCTCAATGATGATTTTAACATCATCGGCAAAGAGATACGCACTACCTTCTTAGGGTTAGTGATAAAACGCGAAAAAATAGAGTACCAAAAACCCGTAAAGTACTGCAAATAACAAAGCACACGTTTCTCATAATTTATTTTTTTTCTCCTCAGTGGTTGGTATGACCGACAGCAAGATAAGCGCAGTTCGCAACTGCACTGGGGAACAAGGCAAAAAAACAAAACTATGTTTGAATATATCAATAACATACTATGTGTATCAGCTTCGTGGTTATACGGAGAGGGGCAAATAATGAGCGAAAGCAATTATAAGCAACTCGCCAAACGTAAAAACCTCAAAAAGCTCAATACGGGAGGTAACGGGCGTACCGCTTGGGTAGTATTCAATTCACTGCCCGAACGCTTCAAAGATAAGATAACCTCACAATGCGACCCCTATGAGCGCACTAAGCACATCCTCTTTGAAGACTACATCACCCCCGACCACTATGCTGAGAACTTCTTTGCTACCTATACCGTTGAAGGCGATGAGGGCGAACAAACCTCTATCCCCGAAGACAGACAAAAAGAGTACACACACAACGCTATGATACTCTCTGCCTGCTACTTCATTGCTACCAACGTAGTAGTACGCAAAAAGTTCGGCAATAAGCAAGTGTGGGACAATATGGCAAGCGTAGTAGCACAGCTCCCCCGCCATACCTATAAACACAAGCTGCCCACTAACTCGCGAGACCTCAAAGCCAAAACCCTTGCTTTCAAAGGCGTAAAAACCTCTAAACGCTACCCTGTAGCAGGCTATGAAGGGCTTATACACAGCGGCTACCTCAATAAAACTGCCGCTAAACTCACGGGAGTAGCTGCCGAATGGACACTCGCCCGTTGGTGCAACCAAGTAAATAAATGTGCCAGTCTCACTCAATTACACGCCGAGTATAACGATAAAGCTACCGCCGAAGGGTGGAAACTCATTAAGGACGAAAAAACATTTTACAACTACCTATATGATGAGGAAATACAGCCCCTATGGTGGGGACACCGTTACGGAGAACTCGCCTACAAAGAAAAGTATGGCTTCCAACACAAAACCAAACTGCCTACAATGCGCGACAGCCTTTGGTACAGCGATGGTACAAAACTCAACTACTATTATTTAGACGAAAACGGCAAAATGGCTACCTGCCAAGTGTATGAAGTAATAGACGCCTACAGCGAAGTACTTTTAGGGTATTACATAGGTCCTAAAGAAGACTATATAGCCCAATACAACGCCTACAAAATGGCAGTGCAAACGGCAGGCTATCGCCCTTACCAAATAGCGCACGATAACCAAGGAGGACATAAGAAACTCACCTCTGGCGACTTCCTTACTAAGATAGCACAAGTGCAAACTGCTACTAAGCCTTACAATGGTAAGTCAAAAACTATTGAGAGTGTATTCGGCAGGTTGCAAAGTCAGTACCTAAAGCGTGATTGGTTCTTTTCGGGTATGAATATCACTACCAAAAAAGACGAGAGTAAAGCCAATATGGAGTACATACTTGCCAACCAAAAAAGTCTCCCCACACTTGATGAGGTAAAAGAACGTTATTTGCAGCGCAGGCGTGAGTGGAACGAAGCCCCCCACCCCAAAACAGGCAAACCACGCATACAAATGTACTATGAAAGCTATAACCCCGATACTAAAAAAGTAGAAATGTGGGATATGGTTTCCCTCTTTTGGGTTACCCGTAAAGAGCCTATCACTTGCGATGCTTCGGGTATTAGCTTCACCGAAAAGAAACAAAAATACAGCTATATGGTCTACCGTTCAGACGGCTTGCCCGATGTAGATTGGTTAGAAAAGAATATAGGTAAAAAATTCGTAGTGAAGTTTGACCCCGACAATGTAGACCTTATATATCTTTATGAAGATACCCCATTAGGGCTAAAAATGGTAACAGGTGCCGAAATTAAGAAAGAAGTACACCGCAATATACAAGAGCAAGACGACTTTGAAGCTGCCTACTTCAAACAAGTACAAAGCCTCACCGATGAGAAACGCATCAGCCGTCGCGACACTACCGAAGAGTTGTTAGAAAAATTCGGTATGAGTGCTCACCAACAAGGCTTAAGCCTCCCCGCCGTCAAAGGAGTAGAAAGCCGTAGAAAAAACAAAAAACTTACCACTGCCGATACCTTTGGCAGCTACCAAAAAACCCTATCTAATACCATTTGGGACGATGAGCAATGGGAAGCCCTCGAAAGCACCCCCATAACCATCAGCAATATACTATAATCATTAATAAATAAACATTGATAAAATGAACACACAAGAAAAACAACAAATCGCCCAAGCCCTCAACGATTTTTGCAACCGCAAAGGCAACCAAAACAAAGCCGCCAATGCCCTCAAAGGCGTATCAGGCGCTACTATTACCCAAGTACTTAAAGGCAATTGGGACAGTATAGCCGATAAAATGTGGCGACTCATCAAAGCCCAAATATTCGCCAAAGAAGACTGGGTGTGTGTAGAAACAGCTGCTTACCAAACCCTCACCGCCCTTATCAGCGATGCTCAAGAGCATAGCCAAGTATATGCTATCATCGCTCCTGCAGGTAGTGGCAAAACCAAAACAATGCAGCTTTACGAAAAAGAAAACCCCAACGCCTATATGGTACAGTGCAACGAGTTTTGGAATAAAAAAGCTTTTATGAGCGAACTCCTTTCAGCAATGGGACGCGACAGCAGCGGGCTCACTGTAAACGAAATGGTAAACGAAGCCGTGCGCGTGCTAAAATCTACTGAAAACCCAGTAATTCTATTAGACGAGTTCGACAAAGTAAATGACCAAGTATTATACTTCTTTATCACCCTTTACAACCTCTTAGAAGAGCATTGCGGTATTGTAATGTGCGCTACTGATTTCCTCGAAAAACGTATCAAACGAGGGCTCAAACTCAACAAAAAAGGCTATAAAGAAATATACAGCCGTATAGGGCGCAACTTCATAGAGGTAAATGCCATTACCCAAGCCGACTGCATACAAATATGCACCGCCAATGGCATCACCACAAAAACCGATATAAAAGCTGTATGGACAGATTGCGAGGGCGACCTTCGCCGTGTAAAGCGCAAAGTACACGCCCTCAAACTCGCCCACCTCGAAGCCACTAACGACTAATATTTAACAACTGACACCTAAAAATGGCACAAGCATACACCCCCAAGCAGATACTCAACAAAAAGTTCAAACTCCTATCCTTTGACGGACAATGGAAAGACTTTGTAGGCTGTCCCGACCGAGCTTTCTCTGCCATCGTATGGGGAGGCTCCTCCAGCGGCAAATCGTCCTTAGCAATGCAATGGGCGCGCTATCTTACCCAGTTTGGCAAAGTAGCCTACAACTCCTTAGAGGAAGGCGTATCGCACACCGTACAAATGAATATGGAGCGCAACTATATGGACGGTGTAGAGGGCAAGTTCCTACTATTAGACAACGAACCCCTACCCGAACTCATCGAGCGAATGAGCAAACACAAGTCCCCCGATTTCCTAATCATAGACTCCGTACAGTACCTGCGTGTAGATAAAGAAGATTACAAAAAACTCAAACGACTAATGAAAGAACGCAACAAAGCACTTATACTCATTAGCCAAGCCAATGGCAAAGAACCCAAAGGCGAGCTCGCCGACTTTGCCCGTTACGATGTAGATATGAAAATACGCGTAGAAGGCTACAAAGCCTTTGCCGAAGGAAGACTTAACGGAGGCGGACGACCCTTTGTAATATACCCCAAAAAAGCCGCCGAATATTGGGGTGATGTAGATAATTAACAAAAAACACCTATGAATACAATAGCCCAGCAAATCACCTATCGCCACGCCCTTGCCCACCAATTAGGGATCACCTATTTGCAGTACGAGAACCTACGCTATGAGTTCTATATAGATTGGTGTGTCCACCTTATACAACAAGGCAAAGCATTGCATTTAAAACCTCTCATCAGCCACGACACACTAATGAACTGGTACGATGACCAATGGTTCGACCTCGTTGAGCAAACAATACAGCGACACTATAGCAATGACATTACCCTCTTTAACGCTGAGGATGTCCTCCTGCTCATCACCATCTACGCTGAGAATATCCTGCAATACTATCCCAGTATATTGCTTAAAAAAATAACCGCCCGTGTGGCTCGCACCGAAGATAAACCGAACACAATATGAGAATAGAGCCTAACGAAATAAGCGACTACGAGTATATACAACGCAAGCTCAGAGAGCAAGCCAAAGAACTACTTAAAACCGCCAAAAAACAAAAGCGTCCCGTGCGATACCTCCCGCAAGGTATTAGCGGTGATAGCGTGCGATGGTGGGCAGACCTCAAAAAATATGGTAAACTAATAACAGAATAACTATGAAAAATAGATTTTTAGAATACACCGAAGCTCTTGCTCTTGACACCTTTTTACAGGTGCTTACTTTCGAGCAACGGTTACAAACCTGCCAATACCGCGCAGGTAAAACCAACAAAGTGCCTGCATTAGTACAGAAGTTACAGGACTGGATATGTTACAATCAGTGGCTACCTCCTGCATTTCGATACGACGCTTTTACAAGAGAACTATTATGGGAAGACGACAACGCCGAATGGCAACCGCTAAGCAAGCACCCGCTATACAAAGCACAAGTAACAGGATATTAACAAATAACAATTATCAATTATGACAGTAGATTTAACACACCTCACAGCCGACGAACTCAAAGCAGAACTACAACGCCGTGAACAAGCACAAAACGAAAATAGGAAAGCCTATAAAGAGCTCGTCAATGAGACCATACCCCAAATCATTGGTAGGTTGCAGAATTACTCCGAGCAAATGGCAGAAGTAAAACTCCATACCTTTGAAGCTCTCAAAATCTTGTTAGACACTAAAAATGAAGTTTATGATGTTAAGGGAGACCAACAGAGCCACACCTTCACTGATGAGCACGGCAACACCATCACCTACGGCTTCCGCATTATTGACTATTGGGACGATACTGCTAATGCCGGCATTGAAAAAGTAAATCACTTTATCTCATCACTCGCTAAAGATGATGAGAGTGCCAAGCTCGTGTCAGTTATTAACCGCTTATTAAAAAAGGATGCAAAAGGAAACCTAAAAGCCTCCAGAGTGTTAGAACTCACCCGTGTAGCCAAAGAATTTGACAACCCTGACTTCACCGATGCCGTAACCATCATCTCCGAAGCCTACCGCCCACAGCGTTCCGC